CGAACTAAGCTTAGCAGAATTTTACCTCATAGAGAAGTCAGCAATCAAAGGGAAGAATGGCTCTTACTTTGGCTTTGAGGGATTAAGGCACAACGTAACGCAGATAAAAAGCTGGGAGGGAGCCGACCTGTGTTGGATAGAAGAGGCGCAGACGGTTTCCAAAGCATCATGGGCAACATTAATACCGACAATCAGAAAAGACGGGTCAGAGATATGGGTTTCATTCAACCCAGATCTGGAGACAGACGAAACCTATAAAAGGTTTGTATTAAGACCACCACCACAAGCAACAGTGGTTAAAGTAGGCTACCAAGACAATCCTTGGTTTCCAGATGTGTTGGAGCAAGAGAGATTATACTTGAAAGATATCGACCCAGACGCTTACATGAATGTTTGGGAGGGTTTCTGCCGCCAGTTCCTTGATGGTGCAATCTACGCAAAAGAACTAAGACAAGCACAAGAAGAGAACCGAATAACCAAGGTGCCTTACGATTCAAGCAAGACGGTGAATACATACTGGGACTTAGGCCATGCAGACTGTACGAGTATTTGGTTTGTCCAGGATATAGGGTTTGAGCATCGAGTGATTGATTTTTACCAAAACTCGCAAGAACCATTAAAGCATTACCTGAAAGTATTGCAGAACCTACCTTATTTGTACGGGACAGATAACTTGCCACACGACGCAGACCACAAGCAACTAGCAACTGGCAAGAGTATAAACGAACTAATGAGGGCCGCAGGGCGCAAGGTTAACATTGTGCCGAAACTTACAATAGCGGCGGGAATAAACGCATCAAGGACAATCTTCCCTAACTGCTGGTTCGACGAAGATAAATGCACAGACGGCCTCCAGGCTTTAAGGCATTACAGGTATGATGTAGACCCAGAGACAAAACAATTTAGCAAAAACCCGAAACACGATATTAACTCGCATGCTTCTGATGCGTTTAGATATTTTGGCGTAGGGCATAAACCTATACGGATGCCAGTTAAGCAACCACACCAGCAACAAGCAAGCGGATGGATGGGGATGTAATGAAAGACGATGATTTACTAAAAGAAATACGAGATAACCTGAAGTTTGCTATTGAAGCGGAAACTGACAACCGTGACTCTGCCAAAGAGGATATTGACTTTGAGAACGGCAACCAGTGGGACGATGCAACAAGAACGCAACGTGAGACAGACGGCAGACCTTGCATAACAATCAACAACGCAAGCGGTGTAATTAAACAAATCACCGGCGATTCAAGACAGAACAAAATCCAGATAAAAGTCCGGCCTGTTGATGATGAATCAGACGTGCCAGTGGCTCAAACACTAACCGGCATCATTAGGAACATCGAGAATGTGTCTAATTCAGATGTAGCTTACCAAAACGCTTTGTCGTGCAGTGCAAGGGGTGGGATTGGGTATATCAGGGTTGTAACCGATTATTTAAACGACGATGTGTTTGAACAAGACATCGAGATCAGAAGAGTGGTAAATCCTTTTTCTGTTTACTTCGACCCAAAGTGCGAAGAGGTAGATTTTAGCGACGCTAAGTGGTGTTTCGTCACCTCCGACATGGACAAGGACGACTTCGAGAAAGAATACCCAGACGCAAAAACCACGGACAATATTCAAACTGGTGAAGGCGAGAAAGACAGGTGGTTTAGCGAAAACCACGTGAGGGTGGCCGAATACTTCAAGGTAGATTACAAATCCGAAAATCTGCTACTCCTTAGAAATAACACCACTGTAAAAGAATCGGCGCTTGTTGAGGGTTCAATAGTTGAAGGCCCGGAAGGTGAGAGGGGAGTCATTATAGTTTCAAACGACACCCAGGAGATTGTGCCGGTTATCAAAGAAAGAAAGACCAAGTGCAGATATATAAAATGGTACAAGACAAATGGTTTTGAGATACTTGAAAGCGAGGAATGGGCGGGTAAATATATACCAATCGTGCCTGTTCTTGGCGATGAAGTATGGATTGATGGGAAAAGAGTCTTAAGATCAGCGATTAAATGGGCAAAGGAGCCTGGTAGACTTTACAACTGGGCAAGGAGTACATCGGTTGAGTCAATGGCAATGGCGGCTAAGTCACCATATCTTGCAACCCCAGAACAGATTGAAGGCCATGAACACGAGTGGGAGACAGCACACCGCAAGAACAGACCTTATTTACTTTATAACCAGACAGGACAAGGAGCGCCACAACGCCAGCAATCGTCAATACCAGACATGGGCGCAACTCAAGAGGCAATGCAGGCCAAAGATGACATAAAGTCAGCTACGGGCATTTATGACGCTTCTTTGGGCGCAAGAGGGAACGAGACAAGCGGCAAGGCAATTGTAGCAAGGCAGAGGCAAGGTGACACAGCAACTTATTTATTTACTGATAATCTTGTTGCTGCAATAAACCATGTTGGCCGGATCCTGGTTGATTTAATCCCAAAGATATACGACACAGAACGAGTTGTGAGATTGTTAAACTCTGATGGTTCAGAAGGTTGGGCAACGATTAACAAGGAAGACGCCTCTGGTAACAAAATAAATGATATAACCCTGGGTAAATACGACGTTGTTGTAACAGCCGGGCCAGCCTTCCAGACCAAACGCATTGAAGCACTTGAGGGCATGACAGCACTAGCACAGGCGGCGCCAGCATATATGCCGGTATTAGCTCCGAGGATAGCAAAGAACATGGACTTTCCAGACGCTGACGAAATATCAGAAGAGATGAAAGCCTTAACAGGTGGTGGCCAGGAACAACAACCAAACCCTGAAGATCAGATGAAGATGCAGAAGGGAGCTTTGGATATTGAAGGGAAGCAGCTTGATAACACGAAGAAGAAAGGCGACATAATGGGCGGGATTGATGAAGTCGTGCAAAACAAGGTAATGGAGGCTTTAATATCACTAGGAATGGTTAAATAAGTAAATAATTAAATACACGCAATTACGGGCAATTAGTCTAATTCCTAGTAGCGTGGACACAACAACAAAGAGGCCAAAATGACTGAGCAAACTCAGGAAGCAGTACAGGCAGAGGAGATTACGGAAGATGCCACCGTAACAGAGACAACGGAAGAAGGCGTAGTAGCCGAGGCAACCGGAGAAGAAACCCCAGCAGAAACACCGGCATGGGCAGAAAAGAGATTCAAGAAGTTAGCAGCACAGAAGCACGACGCAATCGGGAAGGCAGAACAGGCTAACCGTGAAGCGGAATACTGGCGAAATAAAGCCCAGGAAGCACCACAGAAACAAGCACCGGCGAACACAGTAAAGCCCACGAGGGAACAGTTTGACTTTGACGACGAAAAGTATCTCGATGCTTTATCGGATTGGAAGTTGGACGAAAGGGAAGCAAAGAGATCCGCTACCCAGGAAACCCGGCAGAGAGAAGAGGCCGAATATAACCAAGTAAAGGGTTTTGAGGCAAGCCGGGACGAAACAGTAAACAAAGGCAGGGAGAAGTACGACGATTACGACCAGGTTGTCTTTTCCTTACCTGTTGATGTAATGACGCAGGAAGTGGCACAGTCAATATTTGAAACTGATAACCCTGCGGAAATTTCATACTTCTTGGGCCAAAACCCAGAGAAGGCGGTAGCAATAGCACAAATGTCACCAATCAAGCGAGCAATTGAATTGGGAAGAATTGAAGGAACGATGAAAGTTAACACAAAACAAACAACTCAAGCACCGCCACCGATTAAACCAGTAGGCTCTGGTGGTAGTGTCGAGAAATCACCGGCGACCATGACCAATGCAGAATATAGGTTATGGTCACGACAAAACAGGAGTAAATAGTAATGGCTAATACATTAAAATTTATTGATATGGTTCATAAAGAAGCCCTGTCAATAGCACATGAGAAAGCAAGCTTTATCGGGACAACCGACTTGCAATATGACAATAGTTTCGGGCAGTCCGGGGCTAAAATTGGTTCTACTTTGAGAGTCCGTTCACCTAACCAGTATACCCGTCGTACAGGGTCGAGAGTTATGGACGTTCAGGATCAGACAGAAGCAACCCAAAACATCACAATGGCAACCCAGGACGGTGTGGATATGCGGTTTAACTCTGCTGAGTTGACCCTTGACACTGATAGCCCGGCAGAAGTCGCAGCGTTCAGTAAAAGATACATCGAACCAGCAATGAGCGTTCTTGTTTCAGGTATTGAATCTGATTATATCGAAGCTTCTACAAAAGCAACTTACAATGTTGTTGGTACGGCCGGTACCGCAATGAGTACATTGTCATATCCAACATTGGCAAGAGCTAAACTTAATCAAGGCCTTGCACCGAAAGACGGGAACAGGTGTTTGCAGCTTGATTCAACATCAATGGGTACTTTGGTAACTGGTGCCGCTTCTTACTTTAACCCAACCGCTGATTTATCAAAACAGTATCGGGAAGGTTTTGTAAATCGCACAGCAATGGCAGACTTTTATGAAAATGAAAGAATGTGGTCTTTAACCAATACCGCCGATGTCACAATGAACACTAACGCCGCCGCTGGTGTAACTGACGGTGGAACAGAAGTGAACTTGTCAGAAGATGCTTCAGTCGCTCCTTCGACTGGTGCAGTATTCACAATTGCCGGTGTTTATGCTTGTCATCCTGAAACAAAAGCGGCATATGCACATTTGCAACAGTTTGTAATCGTAACAGGTAGTGCTTCTGCGGCATCAACTGTAAGTCCTGCAACTATCCTCACCGGTGCCAAGAAGAATATGTCTGCCGCCGATGGTACAGACTTGGCAACCACAGACTTTGACGAAGCGGCCACAGTATGGCAGGGCAACGCATCTACAACCTATGTTCAGCCTTTGATGTATCACAAAGAGGCTTTCCAGTTTGTAACCGCCGACCTGCCTTTGATGGACGACGCGCATAAATGTACCAGGGGCAACATGGACGGTATTGCGCTACGTGTTTGGATGGCAAGCGACATTCGCAATGATGAATTGCTTATGCGTCTTGATATTCTTTACGGAATGGCAGCACTCAGGCCAGAATGGGCAAGCCGAATCATAGGAGCTTAGTATTAATGGGGCGTAAAAGCCCCTTTCTTTAATTTTACAGAGGTAAAAATCATGGCAACAGTGGAACAAGTTACATATAACAGCCCCGATGGTGCAACCCTGGGGAAATCAATTACCGAGAAAGTCTCCATGTATGGAGTAACTCCAATCGTCCAGCGTTCAGGGGCGGCACAAGGCACATCATTGGTCGCAACTGCTTCTTCGGCAGATGTTACAAGCGATGTTAAAGCCGCAATCATCGAGATTATGGACACTCTGGAAGCAGTAGGAATATGGAAAGGGTCTGCGTGATTCGTAACTTTGGTAAATTACTCAACGTGGGTAGTGGCGGTGATGCGCTACCCGCTTGGGTACCTTGTGAGTCAGAAACAAGAGTCGATATAGCAGAAAGCACCAAGCCTGACTATGTGGCAGATATGCGTGACTTGAGC